TACATCGGTTTGATAATCACGTAAATCAAGACGTAATTTCTTATCAAGGTAGTCTAGCTTTAATTTGGGTGAGAATAACTTTTTAAAGCTCTCTGTTAAGACAATTTCAGTTGGGTCTTCACTTTGTTGAGCGTATTTTTGAAGAACAGTATGGAAATGAGGTTCTATTCTACCAGTTGGTGTAATAACATATGTTCTTTCCGGTGCAAAGAAACCCCGTTTACGAGCAAAGACAGCAGTCTTATTTTTTATAGAGAAGTGTTCTCTAACTGCTTTAAAGTCTCCACTTAAAGAAGCAGTATTACGTCTGTTATCAACATCAATGGTTAAAACCGTCATGTAGTCTCAAGTTTCATTATCTCGACGATGTTCTTTATATCATATGTTATTGATGAAAGAACTTTTTCTACTTTTTCGAGATACTCTATTATGAGTGTATTATAGTATATCTGATTGTTAAGATCCACAATTTTCTCATTACTTTCCATAGCTTTCTCCACTTTAGAGAAGTCTAGGGCTACAGGAGCAGCCTTTGCAGCAGCGTGGGCTAGTTCAGAGCGGAGCTTTTCTTTTTGAGACTTTAACTTACTAGCATAGATTTTATGTCTAATAAGGCGGCCTACGAACAAGTGTTTAAATGCTGGTAATTGAAGTTGTTTTTCTTTTACAGTAAACTCATTAATAGTACAGAAATCAGTTAGTTCTTTACTATATCTTTCGAGAACCGTTTCGTCAGCAACAACACTCATAAAGGAATTATATACAATAAAAAACAGAATGCAAATAAATAGTTATATGCTCTCATACGAAAAAAGATTCTTTTCTGAAATGAACCTAGCTGGAGGTACTAATTCATCATTTGGAAATGCATATGCTCCGGGTGGTATGGGTAGCTTTGGTAATGCCATTCAAACTACAGACTGGTATGCCAGTAACGACGCTCGTCAGGTATTTCCAAAAGGTTCTACTAGATTGAATAAAAGACCCAAATCGCTAAATAAGAAAAAGAAAAAATATGAATTGGCCATCCAAAGAAGATCTTGATAGTATTGACATGTCTGGTGTTCTTAATAGAATTCCAAAGGAAGATGATTACGCAAAGTATATACCAATGCAAGCTGGAATTGAGCATTATAGGCTACTTGTTTGGTTAGGTTACCAATTTAATAAAACCTCATTGGTTGAAGTTGGTGTTTTAAAAGGTATGTCTGGTTGCGCATTAAGTGAAAATATTGAAAATAAGGTAACTGGTTTTGATTTAAATAATAGTATTACTTGTACCCTTCCAAGTAATTACACATTTATAATAGGAGATGTTCTTTTAAGAGAGGATTTAATTAAAAATTCTCCATTTATAATGTATGATACTGATCATAATGGTATACATGAAAAGCTTTTTTATGATTGGCTTATAAAGATTAACTATAAAGGGCTTTTATTATTTGATGATATCCATCTTAATAATGAAATGAGAGCTTTTTGGAATAATATTATTCACAAAAAAGAAGATATTTCCCACATCGGACATATTACCGGGACAGGTGTAGTGTGGATGTAAGTTGGCAAAATTTGGCAGAAGATATTAACCTAGACGACTATGTAGGCTTCGTCTATAAAATTACCCATATACCAACTGGTAAATATTACATTGGTAAAAAGTTCTTCTGGAAGATTCTAAAGAGACCACCACTCAAAGGCAAGAAAAATAAGCGGCATGAAAAGCAATCTTCTGATTGGAAAGAGTACTGGGGCTCGTCAGAAGAGTTATTAAAAGATATTCAGAAATATGGAAAAGAAAGCTTCAAGAGAGAAATACTATTCTTGGCTAAATCTAAGTGGGACTGTGCGTACGAAGAAGCAAGACTTCAGATGGAGAGCAGAGTGCTTTTTGACCCGAATTGTTACAACGGTATTATAAATATTAGACTGAAAAAGTTTCTTAAGAAACCAGTTGAATAAGAATAAATCACCGTTACAATCTCGTTGTGGAGAAGAAAAAATATATAAAGAAGCTTAATCTTAACACGATTTCGTTAATAGATTTAAAATTCTTATTAGAAGAGGAAATTATACCACAGACGATAAGCGATGTTGTTGAGTACTACGGTCAATTATTTTCAATAAACACAGACCACCACAAACAGTTTTTCTACCACAACTTTATTAAGACAGTTTGTGAAATCTATAACAAAGAAAAAACATATTTTGCTTATGTTTTTTATTTTAACACTCAAGATAATTTATCAGATAAAGAGGTAGAATTATTAATTAGTAGATTAAACAAGACTTTACCTATTGTTTTTTACTGTGATAAACTTCCATTTGAATGTATTGATGATAAGTTTAATTCAGGAGAAATGCAGGAATTAAAAGAAAAGCTAAAGATTCAGATAGATAAAAAGAACAAAAAAGATTTTTCATTTAGAAGTATTAAAACATTCGCAAAGAAGTATAAATTAACGTTTTTATCAGAAGAGTACTTTAACGATCTGAAAGTAAAGCATGGATTGTATAAATAATAGTATGAGTAAATTTGAGGAAACTCTTAACAAATACTACAGTCTTCTTGAGTATTCGTCAGCAGGTACTTTCGGCCAATCAGGCAATACAGGTATTAATCCTAATGCTAGCCCTATTAGACCATTGCCAGGTATGATGGATGCAGGTGATTTAGAACAAGATATTGACAAGACAAAAATTAGAGCTGGTACACCAAGATCTATTGCAAGATTACAACTTCAGGACAATGAAGGTGATATCAGAACTACAATTAACAAGCTAGCTGTAGGTAAGCCTTTGACTCAGCCTGAGCAAGAAATTGTTGCTAAGATAAAGACCATGAGTAAGATTAAGAAGACTGGTAATGTTAATTCCTTAAATCCGGATGTAGATAAAGAAGCCAATCTTTCAAAGACAGTAGTAAGCGATAACGTTGAAACCTTAAACAATCCAAATAGACCAAGAGTAAGCTATGCCCAAGCCTAATATATCATCCTTTGACGCTACCGTTGTAAAATACCTTCTTCAAATTAATGAACAGGGTGAAGGTGGTGTCGCAATTCCTTCTTCTCCTCAAATTGGAGATGCTCCTGAAGGACCACAGTCATTGGCAACAGGTGATATGCCAATGCCACAAGACGCAACTACTCCTATTGATGACGAGCCAGAAGAGGAAGAAGATAAAACACCAACCCCAGAAGGTGTAATCTATCTCATTAACCTGATAAAAAAAGCCTTCTGGTTAGATCCTAATACAGTTGATCTTAGTGGATTTCAAACCAATTTACTCACTAAGAAAGTAACGGCCAAGAACGCTGAAGAAATGTTAGGTGTATTAAAGAAGGTTATTGATGATGCTGGTCTTCTTGAAATTCCATCTGAAACAGATACAGCTGAAACTAGAGACGAATAATGAAAACCTTTAATGAGATATACGAGGCAGTTGTAACTCATGCAGACTTAAACTCTAAGCAGAAGAAAGATGCTGCATACTTTATATTTGGAAGAATGCATCCTCCAACAGCTGGTCATGACTACCTAATTAAACTCGCTAAAGAATACGCAGATAAAAATAACGCAGACTTCTATGTATTCTTATCTCCAAGTGAAAAGGGAGATAAGAACCCTGTTCCATACAAAGCAAGGCTATCTGTATTTAAAACCAATCCAAACTACGCAGATATTAACGTTGTTGAAAATGATAGAATTACTACCCCTCAACATGCTGCAGGTTACTTACACAACGTTTTAAAATACCCTATTGTAAGCATAATTAGCGGTAGTGATCGTAAAGCTGATAACGAAGAAACATTTAAGACTCCAATGAGAGATGGAACTAAGGTTGGTGTTGTTTCTCTAGGTGGTGAAAGAGCAATGTCGGGTAAAATAGATCCTAATGATGTAAAAACAGTAAAGGGCTCTAAAGTAAGAGCCCTTGCTAAAGCTGGTGATTATTATGCTTTTAAAGCTGCATTGCCACCTGGTACAAGTGAAGAGGATGCCAAAACTTTATTCGACATCCTCAACAAGGCTAAGTAGATAACTTCTTAAGCTCTTCTATTTTAGCGGTTGGTTTACCTAAACCACCGATTGCAGTAAAGATACTCAAGCCAGCCTTGTTACCTTTATAGATACCTTGGTGTACAGTTGAGTTGTTTTTCAATGTACGGGTAAGCTGCTCAAAAGCCTGATCAAGATACTCTTGTGGAATATTGTCAAGAGCATTTGAATCTCCAACAACAACTGCAGCAGCAATGTTACCAGTACCGAGATCAATGCCACCAGACAAGATATTCTTCTTGAGGTTATCTCTCATAGCTTTAGAAATCTCAGTACCGTCAGACCATTGAGTAACTTGGGTTGCACCGAATACAATAATACCACTATCAAGCACTGTCTTATAATCCTTATTATCAAAAGAAGTATAGCTACTGTTCTTTGTAATAATGTTATTGAATAGATTGAATAGAGAACAGATGCTGTTGTTAGAAGTATTCCAGAACTGATTAATAGACAATCTTGGATAGATTGTATTAATCTTCTCATTATCAATAATAACCAATGGAGAAACAATTCCTTGATCTACGAGCTCAAGAACCTCAGTTAAAGTCTTAAGAGCGTTCTCAGCACACTTCTTACCTTCAGTGTTCTTTGGCAAGGCTAAAAATACACCAACCTTTTCAGAAGTAGATTTAATTGAATCTTGGTAGTCTTTAGCAATCTTAATTAGCTCAGTTGTTGTTCCAGAACCAGTACCACCACCAGCACCAGCGCAAACAAAAATACGATCAAAGTTACCAGCAAAAGACTTTCTGAATAGATCAAGAACATCTTCTCTCTGTTCAATTAAAGCCTGTTTAGCAACTTCTCTATTCTTACCTGCTCCAGAATCAGTACCAATCTTAAGCTTGTTTGGAACTTCAATTGTTGCCAAGTCTTGCTGAGCGGTATTAAGCACACAGGTTCTCTTGTAGCCAAGCTTGTGAAAGGTTTCAGCGATTCTTGAACCACCTTGACCAGCTCCAACAAAGCTAAACTTAAACCCTACTTGTATCTTGTCTTCAATGTCGGTATTAATTTCTTGACCAGGCATTGGAATGTCTGGCAACTCCATATCGAAAGATGTATCATCACTCATAATTTTATTTATAACTTAGGTTTAAAGGCTTCAAGAAATAGCTCATAAGTTGACTTTTCTTTTTCTGGTAACACCCCAGTTGGAATTTCTACAACGTCTGCTTGTGGAGCGCCAGTATCATAATCACCATAAATCTTATCATTCTCAAATTCGGTAAAGTCAAATTTAACTACCGGAGCATCAGCTACAGGAGATACAATGCCTGTATTTTCAAGCTTATTCTTCTTATGAATGTCTTCTAGAATTACAGAACACAATTGCTGTGTTTCAGTATCTCTTTTGGCTCTAGATAAGAAATCTTCAATTTCAGCTCTGGTAAATGCTCCTTCGAGCCTATCAATGGGGTTTTTAATTTCACCCCAAACATGGTGTACGAGATACTTTTCAGTAATTTTTGCACAATCCCTAATAACAAAATAAGCCGACTTCTTGACTATAGTAACACCTGTATCGGGTTTACTAGCAGCGATTTTCGCTGGGCCAAGAAGACCGGCTTGCTTTGACTGACTAACAGTTAAAATTTTATGTTCAAATGCGCCTGACATACAGTATTATTTACTGCAGCCAGGTAGAAAGACTACTCTTCAGCCATTTTAATAAAGTCGTAAAACTCCTTGCGAGTCTTCTCGTCATCATAGAAGTCTCCAGACAGCTTAGATGTAACCATATAACAACCTTGATGTCTCACACCTCGATTACAAGCACAAGTATGCTGAGCCTTAACAACAACTGCAACACCCTTGTTATGCTCGCAGACCTCGTTAATAGCCTTATGAATCTGCATCGTCAAACCTTCTTGAATCTGAGGTCGACGACCATAAAACTCAACAATACGATTGAGCTTACTCAAGCCAATAACACGACCTTCAAGACTAGGAATATAAGCAACATGCACCAATCCAGTAAAGGCCAAATGGTGATGGCTACACATACTAGTCAACGGAATATTCGTCTGAGAGACGATGCCATCATAACCATCAGCAGGAAAAGAAGTAATCTTCGGCGGAGCCTCATAGCACCCAGAGATTAAATCAAACACGTACGACTTTGCAACACGTCGAGGAGTACCTGCGCTATTCGGATCATTACGCCAGTCAATGCGAAGAGCATCCAAAAAAGTCTCATATGCCTTAGCACCCTTGTCGATAATAGCAAGCTTTTGCTCTTCTGTCAAAGCCATAGAACTGTTAGCAGTCGGGAGGAGGTAATCTTTCTCTCTAATCTCATCATTCATACGCCTATTATAGAGACAAATTCGTTCAAGTCAAGGCTTGATTCTAGGAAAAATGTTCATAA